AGTTTAGAGTAATAAAGTTGATAGAACGACTTGGCTTAACATAGATGTCAGCAACAAAGTTATTAGAATCAATAACTTCACCAGTGTTGTTAGATCCATCGCATACAACTTTGAAGTCAGTAATACCACGACGACCCTGAACACCACGTAAGAATGGTTCTACTAGGTTACGGAATTGCGCTTGAGTAAAGCTGTCATTGAATTCGAACAACTGGAATTTAGCAGCAGTCGCAATTGATTTTTCCATAACGATGAATAGACGACGTACGTTAATACGATCAAACGCACTTGGTTTAGCCAATAGAGTTTTATCACCGAATAGAACAGTACCTTCGCCTGGGAAAGTAACAACTGGGTTAATACCAGCAGCGTAAAGTACATCACGATCTGCTTTAGTTGGATTAACAGCCAATTTAACTACGTTTTTAATTTGACCACGATTTAAACCACCTGGAGAGAACCATGGGTCATTAGTGTTATCAGTACGAGCACATAGACCAGCAGTGTCACCATTCAATGGAACAAAACGATACACGTCATTATAACGATCATATTGATATTTGTAACCAGAATCCATAACAGCGTATGAAGTGCTAGAGATTAAATTACGGTATGCAACAAGTGCTGTAGTAGCAGCTGCACCACTACCAGTAATTGGTGCACCAGTACTTGTATTCTGTGGAGAGATAAACGCTAAACAGTCAAGACGAGATTCGCAGATGTTAGAAATAACATACTGAGCAACAGTAGCAGTAGCACCGCCAACTGGAACTAAAGAGATATCATAACTTGCATCATCAGCATATAATGACCATGCGGTTTGTAGTTGGCCATCCGTTGCAGCAAGATCATCAACACCACCAGATAATGAACGATCAACTGGAGCTGACATATTTGCAAAAGTTTTACCAGAACAAGCAAGACCCCAATTGTTTACAACAGTATGATCCATCCAGTAGATATATTTAGAATCACTATTGATTACATTGGCGTAATAGTTACTAGTACCATTTGGTAGTTTAGCATCAGAGCCTTTAGATACATAAGCAAATTTCTCTAGAACATATCCTGGAGTACCTGTCCATAAACCATCTTCATCGATAACGATTACGTGTAGTTCGTCCTGTGAACCACCAACAGAAGCAGCATAAGTAGAAGTTCCTGGAGCAGTATTAAAATTACCCGCATATGTCCAAGTAGAAAAACCTACTGAATCACAAATAGAAACTTTAATAGAGTTACCTAATGCGCCTGGATATTTGGCAGCCCACTCACCAACAACACCTTGACCAGTTGAGTATGTGTTCAAATAGTCTGTGCTGTTATTAATTTTAACACCAGCAGTAGTAATTGCAGAAGTGAATGTAGCACCAGTACCACCACCACCTGTCAATGTAACAGTAGGAACTGTGGTATAACCAGTACCATTCTGGGTAATGGTTATACCAGTTACTGTAGAAGCAGCAATAGAAACAGTACCAAGTGTGGCACCAGTGCCAGAACCTAAATTACCCAGAGTAGCAGTAGGAGCAGAAGTATAACCAGATCCACCAGAAGTGATAACGATAGCAGCTACACCACCAGAAGTGATAGTAACTGTACCAGTAGCAGTAGTTCCACCAACAACCTGAGGTGCACTAAATGTTATGATAACACCAGTAACATATCCTGAGCCAGCAGCAGAAACTGTTACACCAGTAACTGCACCACCAGAAAGGGTTGCTGTACCAGTGGCTTGAACACCACCAGGAATATCAGGAGCACCAAATGCTACTGTAGGCACAGAAACATATCCTGAGCCAGCATTAGTTCTAGTAACACTAGATACGCTACCAGATAAAGCAGCTACGGCATTTTTAGCGTTAGTTGTATCAGCACGAGTTACTAATAAAGCATTAGTATAAGATAGAAAGTTCGCTGCAGTAAAAAATGATTTATAGTTAGCATCAGTTGGTTTGCCAAAGAGCTGAACTAATTCATTCTCTGAAGTTACCTGAACTGGGGACAATACTGGACCCCATTGGAAAGCACCAGCAAAAGCACCACGGCTTGTAGATACTGCTGGAACGATCGCTGAAAAATCTTTTTCTACGACTGCAACGCCTGGAGATAATTGGAAAGGCATTGTAATTCTCCTTGTTAATAAGTTTTACTTTAGACAGAAATCTTGTCTACCATTTATTTAGTTTTTATCTGTTTTCTCAAAAATTCAATGGATCTTTATCGCCATTTCCATCATCATAGAACCCAAAGGGAGTGAGTTCGTCTTCAATTGCTTGAATCTGTTTCTCATACATAATAGTTCTTAGGTTTATGTTATTTAGGTCTTTAAAATATGGCTGTGTTGTAAGCCAACCAAAAAGAACTAAAGGCATAACTAAGTCATCATGATATCCCTCATCTGCTTCATACGATCCCCTTTTCTCAATAAAAGTAGAGATTTCAGAGATTGTATCTGCATCAGTGATCAATAGTTTATTTTCTTCGACTAAAGATTTAAAGTTGTGACACCCAATTCGTTTAATCTTTTTATCGGTGTTAACTCCAAGTTGGGTTTTACCACCACCGAAACCAGCACCAACATATTGCCCATTAGTTTGTCTATTAACAAACAGTATATTCTCGTACTCTAATTCATTATACAAGATATGGGCAACTTGTTCGCTTACGTTTATCTCTAGTAAGAGATACGCTTCATTATATTCTTTACCTATTTTGTATAGGATGTTTGGATATAGTAAAGGACTAATATCATTCTTTCTATATTTTGCAACAATTCTATATGGTGATTCAGTAATATCAACAACTTGGAATGCTGAGTAGTCGCCACCAACACCTTTTGCTACGTCAGCAACTAAACAATATGTATGACCTTTTTGTGGTCTTACATAAACATCTAATCCTTCTTTCTCATAGATCTTAGGATCTATTGGCATTTTGGCAATAACATCAGCATTGATTAATGTTAAACTTGAACCAAGGAATTTACAAGAAACTTCTTGATTATATTTAAGTTCACCAAGCATAGCCTTTTGTTCAGCAGCCCATTTGTCATCACGACCTGGAATTTCCCAATAAGGAATAAACAGCGGAGTAAAACCATTACGACCATTCTCAGCATCATTCCAAAATTTCCAGAAGTGATTATAACCAAGTGGTGTTGAACTCAGCAGAATCTTAGTTGTTTCACCAGCAGAAATAGTTGGGTAAACAGAAGTAAAGAATTCTTCAGCTACGTTATTAGGAATAATCGCAGCCTCATCAACGTAAAGCATGTTAACAGACTTACCACGAATACCAGAAGTAGAAGTTGCAGCAGTAAATACTTTGCTACCATTTTCTAATTCAATATCACCTTTGTTCCAAGTAGTGACACCCTGTTGCATCCAAATAGGCAGCATCTCATACATAGTTTGATAACGATCCAATACTTCTCTTGCAGATGGTGCTTTATTTGCTAAGATCGCCACAGTTTTATTTGCTTGAAATAAAGTATACCATAAGATATATGCAGCAGAAGTAGTAGTTTTACCTTGCTGACGACCTTCCATAAGGATAATACGTCGATTATTATGAATTACATTTAATTTATTTTTCTGACAATCGTATAATTTAAATAACTGAAGACCATGGTCAAGAGTAACGATATAACAGTAGTTCTCAATAAAGTAAATATAATCCTGAGCACATTTCATATACTCACGGATATTGTCTGGCGTAAAGTCAACAACAACACCAGCAGCTTTTAAGTTCGAATTCGAATTATATATTTCAGCCATTTATAATCCTTGGCCAGTCCACTGCTCCGAAGTAACTGTTGCAGTAGTCACATCACCTTGAGCAACATAGACTCTATGTGTTCCAGTTGATTCATTCTGTCCAACATTAGCATTAACCTGAGTAATGATACCCTGTCCAGAAATTGGACCATATAAATTAAGTTTCATTTCAAAGTTTAATGTATGAGTAACAAATCTTCTATCAGTAAATGCGCCATCGTATTCGTCAACTACAGAAACGCTATTTAAAATAACTGGCACATCCATAGTAATTCCCATCTCTGGGATCATGTTAATTGTTAGTGTATATTCAGGTGTAAAAGTAGGAAGGATCTGTTCAATAATTTGCATTCCATCTTCTTGAGTTTTAGTCAAAACATAAAGAGACAAATCTAAATTATAAGGAACAGGAGTATATACAGTTGGTTTAGTTGTATTAGAAGAATCAGTTGTAATCTGCTGCATGCGATTTAACTTACGAGAAGAATCATAAGTATAACCCATAATTTCAAAAGACATTCTTGGTAGAGAAATCATAGTTGTGTTGTTTTCTAAATCAGATTGCTGATCTAAACGAACTAACCATTTTTCTTTTGGTGCATATGAAAGAGGAACTTGTAAACGCTGAATAGTATCGCCATTAACAGAGTCACCTTGTTTGCGGTCAATATAAACATCGCTGAATAAACGACCGAATGCTACGATCGCCTTTCTTATAGAACCATGATAATAAACATTTCCATTAAGCATTGTTTATTTCTCCGAATGGATTATTTTCATCAAAGTTTATCACACCAGTTGCTGCAGTTTTAAATGCATCATTCTCACCAAACCCATCAGAAGATTTATTGATATCAATATCAATAGTTGTCGTTGCAGCAGCACCAGTGCCACCGCCACCAGTAAATGCCACTGATGGAGCAATAGAATAACCAGTACCTTGATTAGTAATATTTACTGCAATAACTTTGCCAGCAGTTGAACCGCTTCCAAGAACTGCAGTTGCGGCAGCATTAATTCCAGATGCGCTCACGAAAGAAACAACAGGAGCAGTAGTATATCCTGAACCACTATTTGTTAATGTAATACTATGCACACGACCATGAATATTTCTAGTAGTATTAGTACTGAATGTTTTAAGAGATTCAAATGTATCAACCTCAGCAATACCAGTATCAATTCTTTCTGAAGAGTACTGGAATAATTCAACTTGAAGTTTATAAACATATAGTTTACCAAGTTGATAGAATGGATCTTGATGTTGAACAAATTTAAGTTCAAACAACCCACCAGTGAGAGGGAAGTAAATTAAGTCACCTTCATTTGGGCGAGAAGGGATTGTAGTTGCACCATAACGACCAACCAACTGATTCCAACGTCTACGAGCAACTACTAAAGTTGCAGACTGTTCAATCATTAAACCAAACTTTTGAAAAAAAGCACCTTGTCCA